CAACGTTTCTGTTCCTAACCCTGTTGCAATCGATCGCAACGAAGGTGTTGGTAGCGGTTCTGGCCGTACTACTGCTTGGTACCGTTGGGGCTACGTCATGCACGCCCGTGGTTACAGCTTCACTGGTACTCAGACTGCTTTCGCTACTAACGCGGCATACGCTGGTTCTGTTGCGACTCCTGCTTGGGATCGTAAGTCAGACCTTCTTAACCTCGGCATCCTGCCAATCTTCCACGCCTAATCTAACTTAAAGGAGTAACTTCTATGGCACTTACAAAAGGTGTTAATTCATACGTTACAGCAAGTGAAGCAGATAGTTACTTCGAAGATAGAATGGACGCGGCGGCTTGGGCGATAATGGGCGACGAAATGAAAGAACAGGCTTTAGTTACAGCAACTCGGATGTTAGATCAGAAGAGTTGGCACGGTTCTGCAGTTGATGCAGACCAAGCTTTAGCCTTTCCACGTCAGGGATCCTACAGGGATTCCTCGCGTGGTGTTTCATCCTCCTTTACATCAACGTACACATTTGTGTCCACTGATGAAACGGATACCAACCTGAAACGAGACATCCGTCAATTGCGGTCGGCGTGCTACGAACTAGCATACCACTTAGCAAATAACGATGGGTTGTTGGATTCTAGTGGTTCGATCAAGGATATCAAGGTAGGTCCAATTGAGTTGAAAGACGTCAAAGAGACCTCCAAGAATCCAGCGGCAGTAAGCCAGCTGATCAAACCAATGATTCAAGGTTCAGGAAGGAACTGGGAGGGGTATTAATTATGTCTCTACGTAAAAAAATAGAACAAGCAGTAGATAAAGCATTTAACGCAGTCGGCGACATAGCAGAGCAAATCACGCTACAAGCATCGACTAAGGGTTCTTACGACTTTGCAACTGGAACGGCATCAGCCACTATTACATCCACGACTATAGATGCTATAGTTATGAGTGTAGAGCAGAAGCCAGACGCAGAAGAAATACTAGCTCCTCGGAAAGAGGTCTATGTAAAAGAGAAGGAACTCTCTAACCCTGCTTTATATGATACTATCGTTATAAACGAAGTCAATCATACCATAATTAACTTTACCCATTCACCGGGTTTGATAACACTACTAGTGACGGAGGGATAACCAATGGCTAAATTTACTGACATCTTAACTGATGTAGAAAGCCAATTTGCGAGTGTACTGTGGAACAATACAGGCATAAGCGCTTTCCCTGCTAACTATATGGTTCCGGCCAGTAAAGAAGAATTTGTTAAAATAGAAATACTACCACTCAGTGGTAATAGCGATTATAGCAGATTCGGAATTACAGGTCAAATCATAATTCAAGTCTACATTAAAGCAAACCAAGGCTCTAAGCGTCTAATGGAAATTGCAGATGTACTAGATACACTTCTACAGAATAAACACCTAGGTACAGGTACTCAGACTCAAGAGAGTTCGCTATCTGTCTTGGGAATCGATCGAGATAACCCTGAGTTGTACCGAGGCGATTATACTGTAGACTTCAACTATTTTAACTAAACAACTTAACTATTGAGGTTAACAACAATGGCACATATCACTTCTATCGGTGCGTCAAAGTTCACTACTTTGGACTACGTGGCTAACACCGCACAAAACGCTAACAGCTCTGCCGCTGACTTACTTGCTCTTTTCGTAAGCAACAGCACTGCTATCTTAGCAACTGAAACTGCAACTGACGAGACTCTCGAAGCCGCAGTTAAGCACGTTGGTAACATCCGTGAATTCCCTTCTTTGGGAACTCCTGCTAACATCGTAAACGTTCCTGTTTACGGACAAGCTACAAGCTCACAGGTTTCTGGCCAGTCTGACGCTCCTTCTTTGGAGTTCACTCTGAACTACGTTCCTGCTGATCACGCTGAACTAGACGTACTGCGTAAAAGCGCCGCTCGTCTTTGCTTCCGTGTACGTATCGCTGACGCGAACATCACTACTGATGCTTCTGGCATCCTTACTGCTGACAACGCTGACAAATTTGCTGATTTCTACTTCTTCGGCACTGTAGCATCTTTCGAGATCGCTCCTTCTTTGTCTGACAGCCTACAGGCTACTATTGCTGTAACTATCGAAGGCGACTTTAACGGTCCTTTCGCTTTGGTTGCTGACTCTAGCACTTCTACTTACGCGCTTCCTGCTTAATTAGAAATAGTAAATTAGAAACGGTGGTTCTTCGGAGCCACCTGCTCTTTTTAATAACATAATTCGGAGACTATAATGGATAGTAAGAAACCGCCTTTTGATAAAGGTTTTGTTTTACAGACCACTTTACGCAATATGAAGAAAGACATTGATTTCTCTTCTCGTAAAACGTTTGATCGTTTTAAAGACTTTTCAGATACTACAAGTGAAACAGACGTTGAAAAGCGCACAGAGATATTTGAGACCCTCGATGTATTAAACAAGATGCACAAACTACTTGATGATTTTCAAGATAACAACAAACACTTATTCGATAATAAAAAGGATTAATAAAATGAAACAGCACCTAGGTAAAATTCAAACTAAAACCGTTCCATTCATGGATGGAGACGTAGAAATTAAAACTCTTACAGTTGGTCAAGCTAAGCTAATCGAAGCTGAAACTAAAGCTATGCAAGCTTTGCCTACTGAAGAGCAAGATCAACTTGCACTATTGAGATCAGTAATTCGTATTGCTGTTGTAGATGCAGAAGAACTAACTGACGAAGAGATGGATTCTTTTCCAGTAGCAGAGTTGACTAAACTTTCTGAAGCCATTATGGGCATGGGTGATTCCGAGGGAAACGATTAAGCGAGCAAGAGCTTTGGCTTTTTGACCTCGCATTCCACCTTGGAATACCTGTCTACCAGATAGAACAAGAAATGCCAGCTTCAGAATTAAGAAAATGGGCACACTACCTTGCCGCACGACCTGTAGGTTGGAGAGACGATCAACGTACCTCCCTTATGATGAATGCACAAGGAGTTAAGAAACCGGGGCATGAGATTTTCCCTTCACTAGCCGCTCTCCAGAAATGGCAAGAGGATAGAGAAGATGAAGATGTAATGCGTCAAACACTAAGTAAATCTGTTTTCGGAGCATTACTCGAATCAGCTAATAAAAAATAGAGGAGAAGGATTATGGCAGTATCAGTTAAGATCACGGGTATCGATTCGACATTCAAAGATCTAAGCCAAGAAACCAATAAGCTTATTAATAACGCGCAACGTATTGCCGCCTTCCAAGCTATAGCTGATTTACAGTTTAAAACTCCGGTAGATCAAGGACGCGCAAGATCTAGTTGGTTAATAACTAACACTAACCGACAAACTTATGACAGTCAGGTATCAAGGGGGAAACCTCTTGTTTACCTTGGCCCTGTCAAGTCGAATGTAATTGAGTCATTGTATATCACTAATGGTACTCCTTACATTCAAGATCTTAACGCAGGATCCTCTTTGCAAGCACCTCCACGCTTCATTGAAACTACTGTGTCCAAGTACTTTAGGACGAAAGGTAATTTTGTCAAAATTATTTAACACACAGCCCCCGTCATTATGATAGGGGCTATTTTTAGAGGACGACCCAATGGCATTACAAATTGAAGTAAAAAGTAATTCCAGACAAGCCCGTTCGGATTTATCCAAGTTAAATAAATCGGTAGACCAAATCGCTACTACTACAACTAACATGGCTAACAAGCTACAGAAGTCCGTAGCTATCCTCTCAACTGGCATTGCTGGTTTGGTGGCAGGTAAAGCTATAACTAATGTCACGGACTCATACCGTAGACTAGAAGCGCGTATCGCACTAACAAACAAAAGCGTTGAAGCACAAGCAATCGCTTTTAAAGAAATTAACAAAATCGCATTAGAAACACGATCAAGCCAAGAGTCTCTTGCTGATCTATATTCTCGTATTGGACGAGCAACTAAGATTCTAGGCGTTGAGCAAAAGACAGTAATTCAGGTTACTCGTTCTATCGCTCAGGCAATTACCATCTCTGGTGCATCTGCTGAATCCGCTAACTCTGCTATTGTACAGTTAGGTCAGGGTCTAGCCGCTGGTGCTCTACGTGGACAAGAATTAAACTCCGTAATGGAGCAGACCCCTGCTGTGGCTCAAGCCATCGCTAGAGGTATGGGCATTACAATTGGACAATTAAGAGCATTCGCTAACGAAGGCAAGTTATCTGCACAGGCAGTGGTTGATGCATTGTCCGGTCAGTCTGAAGCTATTGATGCAGAATTCGCAAGGATACCTGTAACCTTTGACCAAGCATTCCTTGTAATGACTACTGGTCTAGGTAGAATAGTAAATGAAGTAGATCAGGTTTTTGGTTTTACAGAAGCGTTATCTGACTCCCTTCTTCGGATGGGTAGAAGCATGAATGCTCAAGCAGAGCCTATCGCTAACTTCTTACGCTCTATACAAGGCACTAGTATTGTAGGTAAGGAAATAGGAGATATATTTACTGCACTAGGTACTTTAGGAGGTTCTATACTTAACGCATTAAGTGCGGCTTTTGATAGACTGATCCCTCTTGACCTATTAATCAGAATAGAACAACTTAAGAACTTCCTCTTGGTAGAGTTATTGAGAGGTACAGGTGAGATAATAAGATTCTTTATCAACCTAGATACAATGATTATACGACTGGCCTCTAGAATAGACGTTATGACTGCTAGCTATGAGCGCTCTTTCTTATCCAAAGGGTTCCGATCAGCGGCAGTAGGTCTAGTCTCTTTCATCGGTGATGTACAAGCCGCTTTAGCTTTATTTGAAGCTTCTATAATTATATTTGGTGCTCAAGTAGGCCAAACAATTGAGAAGTTTGGAATAGGCGTAAACCGAATTGTTGGCATCGTGATAAACAGTTTAGGTCGTATCCAATCTGAATTTTCAAACTTTGAAGGCTATTTTGACTTCAGCCTAGTAGTAAGGCGCTCTATCTCTGAAGTTGGAAAGCTTAAATTTATCGTAGGTACTGTAGCAGACGTCCTTGGTAGAGTTACTGACTCTTTCCGCAAGGCATATATTGCTATCATCGGTAACTCGTGGTGGACAGATACAGTTGAAGAAGTAGTTGCTAAGGCAGGCGAGTTTAAACAAGCGCTAAAACCTATCAATGATTTCTTAGATGCAACTGTAGACAAGTTTAAATCCACTTGGGCTTCGCTAGGTAAGATCGTAAGAAATGATAGCATGATCTTTGATTACAGAGGACTATGGCTAGCTAGGCTTCGCCTTGAGCTATACATGTTTAACATCGAAACACAAAGCATTTTAAAAGGAATGAGC